CGCATAGCACGGCTAGTAAAGATACCAAACACGTTATCTGCTGTATTGATCTTACTCAACCCACCTGCAATGTGACTGTGATCAAACTCAATTTCTTCTACTGCACCACGATTCAGCTGTGACGCTGTGATCATTAAGATGTTAAGTTCACGTGCTAGATTGCGTAGTTCTTCTGATACATATTTGTCTTTAACAAACAGGTCATTTGGACTGACTTTGGCACTAACTGGCATCAACAAGTCCAAGTAGTCACACATGATAAAATCTACCTTAATGCCTGTTTGCACTTGCACTTCCTTAATATAACTGCGAATGTCGTTGATGTTGCTCTGTGCAGGCAGAGCTTTAATGCGATACTGCCCAGCTTTTTTAGATACTAGTTTAACTTTAAGTTCAGTTTGATCAATATCTTTACGAATTTCTTTTGTGCTCATTCCAGCCAACATAGCATCTGTTCTCAACGCACATAGTTCTTCACTGAGTTCCAAACTGATATACACACCACTGAGTCCTGCTTGTAGCCAACTTAAGGCAATGTTCATCATAACCAAACTTTTACCTGATCCAGACCCACCTGCAAAAATGTTCAACTCTCCACGGCTAAATCCACCATACAAGATCTTGTCCATCTGTGGCCAACCTGTGCTTACTTGTCCGCCTGAATTAAAATACTTGTTGATGCGACTCTGCGGATCAGCAAAGTAGTCTGTGCCCATGTCTTTGGTCAAACTAATTTGTACTGCATCTTTGATGAGTTTTTCTACAGGATCGTACTCGCCCTTTTCCAGCAAGTCTGCACTTTTTAAAATTGCACGTTCCAGTTCTTGTCTGCGAGTAAACTGCTCAAACTCGTTCATAAACCATTCAAAGTGGCCTTCGTTAAGTTCAGGTACATGATTTAACTTAACCCCGGTTGCGGCTGTAATCTGTTCCGGAGCTGGTAGTGTTTTATGTTGATTACTGTGTTCGGCAATAAATTCGGCTGCAGGTCTTAAACTTCTATCAAAGTTTTCTGGATTGTAAATGTTTTGAACGCGAACATAACTTTCTGCGTCCTGCAACATCATTTCTAAGAATAGTTTTTGGACATCAAGTCCGTAATCTTTTAACAAGTTGTTTTTTCCTTAGTTCTATTTTAATTTTACTAGTTTCTCGGGACTGCATTATAGTTAGCAAGGCTCCAAGTCTACCCAACTGAATTACAGCATCATTTACATCCTTAACACCCGCAGGCCAGTTGGGCATGCTTACACTCCAGCCTAGTTCCACAGCACGATCTACTAGTTTCATGCCTGCGGCGTCTTGGTCTGGCACTACTATAACTTCACGTCCTAGACTGCGTATCAATCTAACTTGTGCATCGTTGATTTCTGCGTGTAGCACTGCTAAGCCGTTAATACTAAGTGCATCAAACACACCTTCTACTACAATTGCTGTTTGCCAGTTAGACTTTTGCAAATCTGTGCCAAACACATATCCTGGCTGTATGTCTTGAATGTAGCGCGGAGTGCGATCATCCAAGAATCTTGTAGTATGACCAACTACTTGATTATCGTGTGTAAATGGAATTACAATACCACGGCGTGGCATTGTTTTGTATAAAAACGGATAGTCCAACGGAACACATCTATTTTGTAAATATTCTTTAGCGAACTCATTTAATTCTTGTGTTTCAGCTGGCAAGTCTCGATCTTCAAATTCAATATTTTGTAATCGATTTACTATTTCCTGACGCTCACCAAGTAAACCTTCAATTGATCTGTGTTTTAGACTTTCAAGATTAATGCGTTCAATTTCTTCCTGTGGTACATTCATCCACTCTAATAGTTTACGAGCTTTGAATGTTAGTGTTCTGCCCAAGACAAAACTAGCAGTATAGCCACAATTAAAACAGTGGAAGGACCATGAGCCGTCTGTACCAGGCTTGATGCCGCCGCGCTGTCGCTTGTCTTGGCTGTCGCCACGATGAATACAACAAGGTGCGTTGAAACTTATCCAACCACTTGCTGTTTGTTTTCGTTTGCCAGGTAAAAAGGAGACCACATCAATCATACTATATTATAGCAGATTGCTTGAACAAAATCAAGAACGTTTGGTGTTATCGGTACAGTAGATCAACTACATAACCGGTACTGATTACTACTGCGGCTCCAGTTTCGGCAGGATTAGTTGGGTACAACCCTATGCCAAACCCTGCATTAGGTAGATACCAATAACCCGATCCTCCATTGGTCACGTTGATGCCAACAACCGAGCCCCCGGATATCACGGCTTCAGCCGTAGCGCCGGCACCATCACCAATAATGTTAATCTTGGGTGGTGCTAGATAACCTGCGCCGCCATTGGTTACTGTAATGCTGGTAACTACACCATTTTCTGTAGTAGCATAGGCTATGGCTGGAATACCAGGTTGGTCTGGTACAGCAAAAATACTGTTGTTGAAACACACTCGCAACAATGGATGCCACCCAACAATATTCATATAGATGGTGCCCGTCTTGTTGTAATAGGTAGTCGATCCGGTCACATTGTACCAAATGCTTTCATAATTTTCTGCAGCCTGCGCTTTGATTGTTCCGGTATAGCCATCCATGGTCATTTGTACCGTTGTTACTGCATTAACTGGTTCAATAAAACTGCTGAAATATTCTGGGTTTGTAAAACTACTCCAGTAGTTACCACCGTTGGGATTACCGGCCCAATAAGGGTTACTAGGATACTGAGTCCAGGCAGTACCATCAACACTTGCTTGTGCTGATATTTTAAGAGTAGGTATTGTAAGTGGTGCGCTGGGCACATACTGTGGTAATACGCTGTCCACAATATTTACAGGAGCACGGGCGCCGGCCTGAGCATTAGTAAACACTGCTTCAACAAGTCCGCCTGGTTGTGTGCGTTGTATGCTGTAGGTAGCAGGTTGTGCTAGTACTTCTAGTAATTCAGATGAAGTTAGCGTAACCTTGGCACGACCAGTAGGAGCATTTAATGTAACCAACTCCTTTTCAACTAGGATTTGATCGCCGGCAGTGTTAATTGCACGGAACAGGAACGTACTACCTGTGATGTTGACAGGCTTTTCTTGTTGATTAATAAATTCAAACAAGAGCACGTTGTCCACGCCTTTGTTTATGGTCAGTTGTTTTGCGTACACAGGATCGTACCTATAAGTAAAAGTTTCCCCCGCGCCTGTATCCATGAGTAACACTCGCGTGAGCTGTTGATAGATATAGACCTGGGTAGAGTACATACAGAGTATTTAGCCGGTTTAGAATAGGGGCACAGAATGGTCTGGTAAATATCCGTAGATATGAACACAGATTTCTTTGAAAAACTAGCGGAAAAATACCCATTTATAACCTTGTGTGTGTATGCCACAACGGAATACGTGGGCATCATACAAAATCAAGACGATGCTATTACCACCATCTACGACTTTGGTGCTATTCAAGACTTAGAAATCAAACGTCAATTCTTAGAGTTGGCAAATATTTGGTGGTGGGAATCAAATCGCAGTGTGCCTATTAACATATTTCTCAAGAATGATTGGGATGTATTTAAACCGTATCTGCGTACTTTTATCAACAAAGATCTAGAAGTATTACATGGTCCGGTGTGTAGTCTCAGCGACATGGGTCGGAAAAAATCTAAAAGAAAATCAATTACACTTGTTCGACGGGTCGACTGAGCAGATTCATGTGTAATGCTACCAATTTGCTGTAGCCCAAAGCATGTGCTTTTTTAAACACAAATCCTTTACTATCATCACCATCCCACACTGACTCAAATACTTCTTCCCATGGCCGATTTTGTAAGTGTGCTTTACCTGGGCGAATAATGCTGATAAATGCCGCCATCCTAGGTATACTGTCAGGCCGCATGGTCTCGAGTAACGTTGTATAATTACCCACATGTACCAATTGTTTTGCCCATTCAGTATCAGTCCACAACTGTGACCAATTGGGTTCCTGGTCTAGCATTTGTTGATAATGGTCGGGGCTTTTTATTAGCTGATACACGCTCATGTTCAGCAAGTCAATTTTAAAATAGCCAAGTTTTTCTGCTTGTTCATAGTCTATTGCGGCACAGGCATTAACAGGATCATAGGGAATATCTGTTACATAAACACCACTGTTGTGACGTCGTACTTGCCCTTGATGTAGCTGTCGTGCTGGAGTAGCATGTATCAACTTTAGTAGTTGATCTCTATCAGCTAAGTCTAAATCAATATCTGCGCTCACAATACTAGTTTTCTTTCTTGTTCTAATTCTGGAATATAATCTTTAAGCAATATGTTCCTGGATTTATCTAATTTGTCGTTAAATTCAAAAAATAATTTTAATTTTTCTTGATCAACTTTTGGAGCACTTTGGTAGTGGACAATTAATCCATCAACAAAACTTTTTAACAACTTATCGTTATTGTAACATTTTAATTGTCGTATGGGCAATAGGTTTGCCAATGCTAGACTGGTATTTGGAAATCTTAGGGCCGACAATATATCATCGTTGCTGTTGGCCGGTAAAGCATGTACTATCATTCCGGGAAATTCATCATCAAACCATTTTAATAACTCATATAATCTAGTTACATTGTATATTGATACTGTTGTATTTGTTGTTATTTTGTAATTATTAGCTACCAAATACTTCATGTTTTCAACAATGACGTCCCAGTTTGACGGCCATCTAATATAATGATTTAACTCACTAATTCCCTCAATACTAATAATAAACTGCATGTGCGGAAGTGCTTTTAATTGTTTTTTAAATCTGTTGCTAATCTTAGTGGCATTGGTGTTGACCAAGAACTCAAATGTTTTATTTTCATCTATACAACGATCTAAAAAATCATAAAACTCAGGCATTGCGGTAGGTTCACCTCCAGCAACATATAATTTTTTTAAATTTGTAAAATTTACAATATCAAAATTGCTACGTTCTGCTGGTGGTAACTCTTTTATTAAATTTATTTTTTTGTATTCTTTTCCAATTAAATGACTACTAGAAGGACTACACATTCTACATTGTAGGTTACAAATATGGCTTGGTCTAATTTCATAATATGCAGGATGTTCTATTAATTCAAGATCCGCTAATGATTTTAAATCTAAACGATTTGCCCATTCTACGGTTTCTTGTTCGCGGGCACTCAATATACCAAGCTCCTCAAGTTTGTAACAACTAGAACAATGTTCTGGTACTAATATTCCAGCAATCATTTTATCTCTTATAATTTTATAATTTTTGTCTGAGGCAAAATTTGTTATTTCATTAAGTTTTGCAACTGGAGCAGATGATCGGCAACATAATGTAGTTTGGCCATCTGTACGTTGGTTGGTCAATAATTCAATAAATGGAAAAATACAAAAACTTTTATTTGTGTTAACAAGATTTTCAAAAAAATTAATGTCTAACTCGTATTGTGGATTTAGCAACAATACCGTTGTAAATTGACGTAGTTCTTTTGCTAGTTGTATAGTTTTAAAAAATGCGTCAGGGTGCGAATATTGTTCCTTGGGCTGATTTAACACGATGATTTTTTCAAATCGTTTGGCAAATTCAAATAATTTTCCATACTCCATGTCATACACACTGGTATGATAATACCCTGGGCTATTAATACTATTTACGTTAATTTTATTATCTAGATCAGACAACAGTCCGTGGCATTCTACCAAATCTTGTTGGGCAAGACTCTTTGTTTTAATGTAGGTATCTTCTGTGTTATTACCTAAACATAGAATTTTCATTACCACCCTGCCTTTGTTAATATATCTCGAGCATATTCTTGGTCTGCTGGATAGTCTTTAAATTTCTTCATCCAAAAATCTGCATCAATGTATGGCCATATCATTGCTACCTGTGTGGCGTCTAGTTCGGCTAAAAACTTTTGCCCGGCTTCGCTATTATAAATGATCCAAGGACTGATACGACCGGCAGTTACAGCATAGACCATAGTATTGGTGTTACCATAGCGTAAGCAATCCTCTGCAGGATGTCCATGCTTTTCACTCCAGTCTATACCAAACTCCATGGCACGAGCCAGTGCGTCATTTACGTTTTCTACACGCAGATAGTCTGTCAAATATTCTGTGTACACGCTGTCTTTACACCAATGGTCAATTTTTTTATTTTGCTTCAGTACCCACTCAGTAAATCGTGCTGGATTAATGGCCCGGACATATACACAATAACGACCAAATTTTACAAAAGCACGATAATAAGGGCTTTCACAAAAGTCA